GCGCGCGCCACATCTCTGGACCAGACTTTTTTTGTAGTACCTTAAACAATTAAATACTGCGTTCATCCTACCCACCTGTGCTGCTTCCTTGAGTTCTCAACGCACAACATTGGCTGTGTGTTTGAATAATGGAAGCAGAGCATTTGCCATTCTGGTTTCGATAGGTCGAAGTGCTTGCATGGAATGATATGGTCAATGTTCCATAGCTTCCCGTAATTGTCCCATGTCATATCGGGCTGGAACTTGGATTGCAGATACTCGCGATACTCCTTGATCGAACAGCCTAATAGGACTTGAGTTGATGCGGCTTTGCGATCATCGTGAAGCGCCTCTTGCATTCGTCGCATTACGCTTCTTCGAACACGATAGTGAGTGGTTTTATTTCTGCGACTTATATATTGCCTGCGCCATTCCATTGCTTCAGGCTTATGGCGCCATGCTTTTATGCGGTCCTTGTTCCTTACATAATAATCACGATGCTGCGCATTTGTTTTTAATCTCTTCTCTTCTTGCGTTGGTCTTGGCTTTGGTAAAGGCTTTTCCTTCTTACGCACTACAATGAGATTTTCTTTCCTACAATCCAACAGATTGCCATTCCTCGGCTTAACTTTGATTTCTGGGTCATATAATCCAATGACCACGCGGTGCAAATATTCCTTGTTTGGCTTCTTTAGCCATCTAAACGCACACTCTTTCAATGATCCACCGGCTTTGTTAACTATCCATGTCCAACCCTTAAGCCTTTCATAGTCATCATCATCCATCAGTATGATATGGATTCCGCGATACAACTGCTTCACGCTCTCACTATTACCATATTTAATTGCACCCCAAAAATAAAAAAGGGGGCAGAGATAACCCGAAGGCATCTCCACCCCTTGGCCAAGGGAATGTGTGACTACACTAAATAAAGTATGTCACAATATCATGGCGTGCAATATATAGGGTTGATATATCATATATTGCGAATATCACTTCTCGGCGTACTCACATTGGAACCATGCCCCGCACTTCGCGCAATGGAGCATGGGGTGTTTCCCCTGGGTCTTCTGGACCTTGGCCGCATACTCCCCGCAGCGGAAGCATAGCCGCAGCTTGTGGATCTTGAATCGCTTGTCCTTGGTCAACACAGCCTCCATTGTGTCCCCGCTATTTACAGTTCTTCTTATCCTGGGCTTTCTTCCACTTGGCGAAACTTTGCTTGCCGAGCTTGAGTCTACGGCGCTGGACGATAAGCTGCTGCCAGTTCAGAGTAGCCGAATTCTTTGCTGAAAGAAAACATTCTTCCAGGTGATAGACCTCGTTTTGCTGCTCCATAATCCAAAGCTCGAACTGCTTCGCGTATAATTCTGCGTGTTTGTTCATCCCTGCCCCTTTCGTTAATGTTGCCCGCCCAGCCGTTGAAGACTGAGCGGGAGAGCTTGTCTTGTCCAATCTCGTCAGGTCAGGTCGAGTCTAGTATATGGCTTTCCCCAGTATCCCGCTTTGATATGATTGCCTTGCTTTGCCCGTAAGGCGATGCGCTTTGAATCTTTGCAATGATCGTTTTCATTCCCCACTCCTTTTTCTTGTTAAAATCTCGTGTTGTCTCGTCTTGTCATGTTACGTGTTGTCCTGTCACGTCGCGTCTTGTATAGTCGCGTTACCTCCCTTCAATCTGTAGCACCACAAGCCCCTGCTCGGCGCTGAAATAGTATTCATGCCTCTCATCCAGCCTCACAATATCGTGGAATTGCACGTCTGCAATCGCGCATGGGCGCCATTCGCTACGGCGCTCCTTGTTGACCTCAAAGAAATGTAGGCGCTCCATTACTCCCACCCCTGATGTTCGGGAACTTTTACGATCTTCGTCCACGGCCCCGGTCCTTTGTGGCGGACGTAGAACTCACCGCCCGAGTTGATCGTTTCGTATAGCTCGGACTCCATATACGTATGCACATACTCGGGATATTCGCATTCCAACACAGTAGCAATGCCCTGCACGCGAAAGGCTTTGGACTCCGCTTCCCGTGCTTCCTTTGCGTTCTGGACTATCTGCCGGCCGATTCGCCATACCCGGATCTTGTCGAAAATCTTTTGCCCGCAGTCGATAGCGAGATACAGCCCCAAGCCGATGGCTACGGCTGGCCACATTTCAATCACGTTTCACCTCCACGAAATACGGCTTCTTGCCCTCACAAATTACCACAAGCAGACACGCCGCACCGTTCCGCGGATTGTTGGCACAGCGAGAACAGGCGGATAGCTTCTCCCTGGTCTCTGGCTTGCGCATGGCTTCGATGTCTGCTTTCATGTGACCACAACCTCCATCCGCGCTCCATCAACCGCGTACTCTTTATCCACCCATCTCTTTTCGATTCGCAGAATAGCGATGCTCTTATCCTCTTTCCAGAGCGCATCTAAAAGGCTTTTAGCGCAATTGTCCACATCTGGGGTTGATTGGTGTAGATTACCAACCATAGCGGCCCGCTTCTTCTTGCTCCATGATTCCGGCATGGTAAAGTAGGCGAGGACGTGAATTGTTGTTGGCTCCATTGGCAGATCCTTGGGCGCCTGCCTTCTGGCTTCGTCCGCCCAGGCCCGATACTTCATTACGCAGGGCCGTTTCTTCCATACGTCGGAGCGCGTCTGCCTCGGCTTGCCGATGGGCTCGCCCCTGATTGTGAAATGAACCTGGGTCATTTTCTTTTCAGCCTTTCATATATCCGCCGCATGAAATCATTCGGCAGATGGTTGACGAACCATTGTTCCATGTGCTCTTCCGCTTTCCCGCTACAGCGGTCATTGCAGTGCTCAATCGGCTCCTGCGGATGGTGGACCGTCCAGCACTGCCGGAATTCTTTGCATACCGCCTGCATTATCTGCCAGGCGGAGGCGGCGGCATCACCATTCCGGAATGGCGGCTTTTGCAGCCCGCCAGCCCCGATTGTTGCCTACGACCCGGAACCCGCCGTATTTGCCAACCGAAATAATCACGGACGCACCTCGTGCGTATGCCATCCCTCACCCCTTACGCTCTTTCTTCTTGTTCTCCGGGCAGTCTTCGTATGCGCAGAGCTTCCCGGTTTCCTTGCAGGTGTTGGAAGCGTTCAACCGATCACAAATACCTTGGAAAATCTTGAAATACTGTTTTGTCATTTTAGACATTGTTCACCCCTTCCGCCTCTTCAGCTTTCTGTCCGCCGCTTTCATTGCTTCCCGTAGCGACTGCTCTACCCACGCAGTACTGGTTAGAAATTCGCAAGCTATGGAAAAGACTGACCTGCCCGCCTTGAACTGGTCATGCACCATGCGCCGGAGCTTTATCGGTATCCGCTTCACCCCTGCCCCTTCTGCTTCTTCATGGCCTGCCGATCGTCGCAGTTGTCACCGTGTAGTTTTTGGAATTCCTCAGTTATTCTATGCGCGCCCTTCACGGATACTTCTCCCTTCCAAACCGCTGGACAATGGGGACACGTTAGCCGAATCTTCATCTCTGCCCTCCCTGGGCGGCTTCTGCTGGCTCATAGGTCTTCTCGAATATGTCAGGCTTGCAAGGGTAGAATTCGCCCTTCACGCCTTTGATGATCCAATCGCCAAGCCGAGCCACCATGACACCTTCAAGCGTTTGGATTTTAAGAACAGGCTTGCCGTCCTCAAATTCTGCTGAACAATTACAGCGAACAAAATTCCAACACCTGTTCTTGTTTTCGTCTGTGAACTGTTCTGCTTCGATCACGACTGGCTTCTTTCTAAATCTCATCCTCTCCTCCTTAAAAGGGCGCACCTCCGCCGGTCATGCAGGATTCCTCCTGTTGTGGTCCGGCTTCAGTGCGCCCCTCGGTTATTTGCCCTCGTCTTTGCGAAGTTGACTCAGCCGTGACCGCTTGAACTTCTCGAATATTCGATTCACTTCTTCCGAATGCATCTTATCTAATTGCTTCTCGCAAAACTCGCGGCTGTATCCGTATTTTTGCATCCCTAATTGAATGGCTTCTTCTCGTGTCATCCCTGCTCCCCGCTTTGCCGGGGCTTCCAGTTATCCAGTTTGCACAGCCGGAAACATCCGTGACAATGGCTTTTATGGCCGCAGTCGCGCTCATTGGAATATTGGCACGTTTCACACGACTTTTTGTCATCTCCCAGCTTCCACCCGCAAACCGAGCAAACGATCTGGCCCGGCTTTGTCGCTGTAATCGCGGCACCGCAACGCAGACAGTCACATTGTAGCATGGCGGCACCCATTAGGCTCCTCCTTTGGGCCGGGGCCTGTAGCATCCAATTGTTCCTCCAGCCCTTTTGAGCGATAACCTACACCTATCCACATCTCTGCTGAATTTGCAGCTCTCGCACTCTTCGCTTACAATCATAGTTGCCGTTGCCGGGGCCGCGTCGAAATCCCCAGCGCATATTCTCGAAAGCCAATTCCACGATTCTTGTGCAGTTGACGATATTTCCGCCTCCTTGCCGAACCTGTTTTTTAGTGCTACGATTAGCCTGTCCCCATCCAGCACTCGCGGCTTTTTGTCCTTGTCAATCATTCGGCACCTCGCGGGCTTGCAAACTTTCCGAAGTTGTACCCTGAACCGTCTGAGTATTTCGGGACTCTCAACAGTTTTGCGAGTCGTTTTGCATGTTCGGGGTGATCGGAACCGCGACAGCACGAACACCCCTCTGATTCCATATAGTCCGCAACGGCCCTGCGGATTTCAGCAAGCTTACTCATGCGGCACCTCCCCGCTGGTGGGCTTGCCGATCTTGAACAGCTTTATAATTCTGTCCTGCTCTTTTTTGAGCGCCGCAATCTGCTTGTCTAATTTAGCCACGGCCTCTTGCGGTTTTGGATTATTTTTGTTCCAGGCATATACCAGACTTGCCCTTGCAGGATCACCGCACGTTGAGACGTGAACAGTGTTGCCGCATTTACAGATCGCATCGCCGGGATTGAATGTTGTGTAACCGCAATCCACCAACCCGATGTCGCTACCTCCACATTTCAGGCATCTATTCATTTCCCCTCCTCGCTGGCTATTTGTATCGCGTACAGCAGGCTGAATTCGTAGTTATGGCATTTCCTGCAATCATGATCGAGGCCGCATTCGGGGCACTCCATCTCGGCTCTTAATTCACCAATTTGCCATTCGAGTGGCAATGCCGTATTGAAGTAGTAATCCCCTATGTCAATTCCGCATTTGACAAATGCGGCGAGGTTTATGTTCACGGCTTCCCCTCGCCCTCCCCGCTGGCGGGCTTGACTGTAAACCGTATCTTTTTCGGCAATATTTCGTGCGCTCTACCGTCTTCTGTTTCGACTATTCCAATAGAATGATTCCCTGGGCCGGACTCAAACTCCACAAAAGACGAACCCCAGCAGTGCCATTGCCCATTAAAAGGCCCGCCCCAAGTAAGTGTTTTTGGGTTCCACTCAAAAAACTCACAGGGTCTCATTTTTCCTCCCCGCCATTGGTGAAGTGGTCAAACAAACGAGCCTTGCAGTAAACGGTACAGAAGTTGACGCTGTGATCTGATTGAACCGCGCCCAACCGCCTCAAATGATTGTCATACCAATACTTGTCGCACTGTTCGTGTATGTGACAGCTTTTACAGTCCTTCGGCATCGCGGGGCGGGATTCGACTATGGGCTTTCCGCTTATCTTTGCTGCGATTTTGGCAGCATGTCGTGATAGCAAATCAAGCTTTCGCGAGAGTTCGTCCACATCTTCAAAAAGTTCTAACTCTCTTTCCATCATTTCGCAGCCTCCGGCCTTTCAGGTGAATAGTGATCCACTGCCTTTCTCGAACAATGGTTAGCCGATAGATTGCAAAAGCGTGGTAGTCGAAAATAAAGACAGTCCTCCGGGCACTCCTGCCCCTGGCGAACAGGCCGGACTTCGACAGCCCCGATTCTGTCGCGAATAGCAAGCAACAATTTCTCAATGTCTCGCACATAATAGGGTGGTCCGCCAATTACTGCTTTCGGTCCCGTAAGAAGCGGATCAAGCCAATTCGCGGGAACAGCATCCGCGCAAAGATCAATCACTTTTCGCATTTCTTCCTCCTGAGAAGTGGCTTGCACTTGGGGCAACCAATACCTATCGGATACTGGATATGTGACAAATCAGACTCACACGTGGCCGTTTCTTCGTGTTGTTTGCAGTGGGTTTTTGTCCCTCTGCCGGGACACCTCTTCCGCCCGCACGCCCGCATTGTTCTCGGCCTCACTTTTCGCATTGGCCCTCCGGATTCTCGTTTGCGCCAACAAATCCTTCCTCTTCATAGGCCCCCTGTATATGCTCTTGCTCACATTGTTGCCGGTAGGATTCCGGTTCCTCAATCTCGCGCCTTTCCTCTTCGGCCCTACGCTGCTGTCTTGCCTCTTCAGCCCTCTCTTCTTCCTCTTGCTCGTATCGCCTCTGGCGTGATTCGCGTTCTTGGTCTTCGTGCCCCTCTCGATAAGCGCGGTCGCGCTCATCGTTTGACCACCTATCGTAATCATGATCGGTTCGGTGATATCGCTCATCATCCCTACCTTTTCGGTAAGCATCTTCTGAATCGCGATTCCAATAGTATCTCATTGCCCCTCCAGGAGCGACAACGCCCACGTAAGAGCCAGGTTGTAGCTGTCTATCATCACGTTGCTTTTGAGTCGGTCCCGGATCTTCTCGATAACCGCGTCGATTGCGCGGCGGTTCCACTCATTCACACTTTCCGCTGTTGCCCCGCAATCCATACACCCAGGGCCAGACCTGCCTTCACTGCTTGTCCAATTTTCAGCGTCAACATCAGCGCTTCCGCAAAATGGACACGCCTTCAATTCCTCACTCATTGTCTCTGTACTCCTTCCTCAACTCCGCCGCCCGCTCTTCCCGCTCCCGATCCTCATCCTCATCGTAGTCTTCGTCGTCGCATTGCGGGTCTCCATTGTTTTTGGGGTAGTGGCCGCCGTGATTCATCCTATAGCCACGCTTTTGCGCGATATTTTTTCTTGGAAAAAATGTTCCAAAATGCGGGCTGCTTGATCTTCTAGTACTCGGCCCGCCCTTTTAAATTGAGTAGCACTAACTCTTTGGGCAAACCAATTAGGGACATTTTCCCTTTTTTGATTGCCGAAACAATTTGTTTTGGGAATTTTTTTGGCGTAGAGAAATCCTCGCACTCTTTGTTTATGCCCTGGTTTTTTAACTCGGGGTAATAATGCCTGATTGCTCCGTGTCCAGGAATGTCCTCGCGGTATTTTGTGCCGAGATATTTTATAAGCGCGCGCCCAGATTTTGTATTCAGCTTATCGTCATCCAAAAAGTAGACGTGCTTCTCGTGCTCGATCCAAGAAACGAAATTGCACATTTTGTCAACCTCCTATTTTATATGTCCCAATTGCGCCCGGCGCAACCTATCGGCATATCCCCACCCAGAGCATTACCACGCCCATTACGATTGTGACCACGACAAGAGCTAAACAGTCCAGGTTGCGCATCATTGCTGACTCCTGCGGATCTCGCGACGCACGTAGAGGCAGCACGCGAGAAACACAACCCCCACGATCATGCCGAAGACCTGAATAATTGTACCGATGAACTCCAGGCTAAACATGGGCATCCTCCATGATCTCGGCCACTTTTTCAAGCCGATAATAATTCAATTGTCTGCCGTTCTCGTTTTTCCCTTTGTACTCGCGGATAACGTGGATACCGTTAGCCCGCAGTTCCGAAATATCTGAATGAACGGCGCAACTGTTTGTAGCTTGCATGATCTCAAACGTGCTATGCGGATAAAAGTCTGAAAGTAGATTCATCACTGCTTGCAGCCTTGGCGATTTGGATAGCTGCGCGAAGTGCATTATCCTTCAGCCCTCCTGCAATACGCCCCGCACCCGCAACAGCGTATTTTGCCGTTTGAAATTCCATGTTCTTCCCATCCGCAGACTTGGCAGTAGATCCAGATTTTCATGTTAGGCCTTTTTGGCTTCCCGCTCAGGCTTCAACGCAACCATGCGCTGCATGAGCGTGGAAAGCTGGTTGCGGATTGATTCGAATTTGGAGCGCAGTTCTTCGTAAGCCGACAGTGTTTCTCGTGCTTCTTTGTATATTGTTGACACCGGGTAATCCATAACGGCAATCGTTTTTTGCTTTGCCTCGATGCTGCGAATCTCACTACCATAGTACATTTCAAAACCAAAGGCTTTCCCAAGATCGCTCCCAGTGTGCCCCGTGAGTTCGCCAAGCTCTTCAACTGACATGCTCACCAAAACTTGCTCATCCGACTGAAAACCTATGACTTTCATGGCTCACTCCTTATTGTTATTTGTTGCCCCAATTGCGCCCGGCGTAACCTATCGGCATATCCCCACCCAGAGCATTACCACGCCCATTACAATGGTCACAACAGCGATCGCCAGACAGTCGAGGTTGCGCATCATTGCTGACTCCTGCGGATCTCGCGACGCACGTAGAGGCAGCACGCGAGAAACACAACCCCCACGATCATGCCGAAGACCTGAATAATTGTACCGATGAACTCCAGGCTAAACATAGGCATCCTCCATGATCTCAAACGACATTTGTATCCCTTCATTTTGCGCAATCGCTTTTAGTTGCTCTACCGCTTTGGCCCGGTTGATTGCCATTGTGCGGAATCGGTGGTCAATTTGGCGCACCCACGGCTCCATTTCGGCATAGGTGAGGGCGATAAATAAACCCATTGGCTTTACACATGAGGAGCATAAAGCAATTCCCGCTTTGCGCAAAGCCTCGGTTGCCATCTCGCATTCACGCCGGTCCATACAGAGCGCAGCCGCAATCTCGCGGATAGGCTGAGCATTGGGCCTGCCCTGGCAATGCTCGCGCAGATAGTCAAGCAAATCTTTTGCGCGGATGGAGTATGGAGCGGTCATTATTGTGTTACCTCGATCCCCCGTTGCCGCTGTCGGCGTTCTGACATACCCACAATTGCCGCCAGCGGGTCCAACGGGGAAAGTTGTTTACGCAAAAGGATCATCATCAACAGGTTTTGCCGCAGGATTTTTCTGCCGATACGCCAACACCTTGCCTTTGAGTTTGTCGGCTACCGCTTTAGCGTCGGCGCCGGACAGGGCCTTAACCCCGCCCCCACCCAGCGGATTAAGCCACTTGATTTTGGTGTGCGTTTTCCCGGTTCTATCGTCCGCTTCCTCTTCGAGAACCACCTGAACGATCTTCCCGACAAATGCGCCCGTACCGTTCAACTCGGACAGATCGCCACCATTCCATCCAAGAGCCTCACTTACGGCTTTCATGGTGTTCTCGAATGCTTTTTCTGTCAGCCAGCCATCCCAATAGAAAGAGCCGGTCACGGGTTCGCCGTTTACAACGTTCTTTTGAATCTCCACCTGGACCTTGATTGACGGAGTTCCCTTTTCCTTGCTTGTGGCAAGAACATGGCTCAGTACTTCCGCTTCGAATGTGCCTTTCATAGTTTTCTCCTTTATTCGGTTACGGTGACTTCTTCGATCTTTAGGCCGGTTTCTTCGCCTGCATTGTTCGCTACTGTTTGCAAGCTGTCAAACCTGTGCTGCGCGTCTTCGGGAGTTTTGTAGTCCTCTTTTATTTCAATGCGACCGAGGAAGTTTCCGAGCACCCTGAATTTTTTTATCGTCTTTGGTGGTGCTTTTATAAAAACAGCAATTGAATCGGAGTAAGAGCCCCCCTTAGTCACTTCGATGATGTTTCCAGACTTGTCCGAAAGCCTTATGGAAAGAAAGCTGTCGTTGGAATCTCTTCGGACTTCTGAAATCTCAATCCCGTCCAGTTTCAGGATCTCCATGTTTTTGGCGTTAACTTGCGCGAGAATTATTTGTGACATTCTGATCTCCTTATGCTGCCGCTTTTGCGCGGCACTGGTTGAGTGTTTTTCGCAGCTTGATGGAGTCGGCTTTGTTCTTTTCGAGATACTCGGACAGCTTCTTTTTGTCCTCATCCGAAAAATCCGCAGCGGTCGAAAGGATTTCCGCTATGATGTTTTCGTTTGAATCCGGCTTGCCCCCGACAATTGCGGCCATTACTTCATCAAAATCCAGCGCCAGCTTGTCCGGCATTCCGTAGCGGTTCTTAGCGTCCCATGCCGGAGAGTGGTTGGTATAAACAACGCGCTCGCCTGAACCAATACCCTTGGCCTTGGAATTCTGGCCGTCCTTGTGGGTAAAAATCTCGAAGCACGCGAACAGCGTAGCGTCAACCCACTCGCGGGTAAGAGCTGCGGTCTGTTTTGAAATCTTTGCTTCGTACCGGTCAAAGTTGTTTCCTACAGGGTTTGAAAAGGATTTAATTTGGGCATGGGCCAGAAACACAACGGCCATCTTCTTTGCAGCCCGTAGCCGCTCGATTGCAGCAAGAAAAGGCCTCCACTCCATAGCCGCTAGGTCAAACCCTTTGCCATAGCCATAGGCAATTATATCGGTCTTTCCGTCTCTCGCACACATGAACTCGTGGAGCAGTGGCTCTATCCAGTCCAGCGTATCAACCACAAGCGTCTTATAGTTGTGCTCTTGAATGGTCAGGGCCTTTATGGTTTCCAGAACTTCAACCCAGTTCTTTGGTGTTATGTTTGGGGTGTTTGCAAACTCTGGCCCGACAAGCCCGTTTTCCGCACAGATAAAAACGGGGCTTTCTGAATTGTTTGCAAACGTTGATTTGCCAACACCCTCCTGCCCGATCATCAGAATTCTGGGCGGCATTTGTGGTTGCCCCTTATTGAGCTTTGATATGTCAATTGCCATTTGTCACCTCTGTAAGTTCTTCGTTTTTATTCTCGACCTTGCGGAATTGGTTTGTATCATCGAGCGTTGCCAGTTTTGCGCATACATCGAAGTACGCGCATTTCCCGTAGTTGAAACACTGGCTCGCCCGTCGCGGCCAGAAGTTTTCATTACGGGATTCCATTATGAACTTTGCAACACACCAAACATCCTGCATCCACTCGGTCAAATCCTCTTCGAGTCGCGCAATCTCCCGGCGCTGAAAATGTCGGCCGGGATTTTCCGCAATGTTCTGGCGCAGCCGCAGCGCATATTCCTCTGGGGTTTCGTCTGTCTCCCTTTGGTTTGCGTACAGCGTGCCGTCCTTCTTGTGCTTCCGGTCCTCAACCGGAGTTGCTTTGAGTGGTTTGATACCGGGCTTTCCAATTACATCGTAAATGATCTTTGTCGGCTTATAACCGATTTTCTCAGCCGCCACAAAGTAGCCGGAAATTTGCGGGTCAATTTGGAGCTTCAGCCAGTAATTACTGTCTGGCTTGGAAATATCTTCGGAGCTTGTCTTGTGCTCCATTACCGCGTCTTCTCCATCATTGACAATCGCATCGATCTTTCCGCCGAGTTCGAATGTTCGAGAAGTGGAAGCCGTGGCTGGATTTAAAAGCGGAAGCCGAAATTCTTGCTCAATGGCTTTGACGGCTATTTGTTTTGACATCCATTGCACGAGATAACCCCTGAACAATTCCACGGCTTTGACATACTCGAAAGGCTCGGCTTTTTGAGAAGCAAACCATTCTATGATTTTGTCGGATGGCTCTCTTTTGAAAAGCAGTTCGAGCGCCCCATGCATCAGCTTGCCGAAACTCTGGGCCTCGGTATCCCGCACCGGCTTGTATCCCTGCTCGTACATATACAGGTATTTGCGCGGGCATTCTTGGTACACAGATTTTGCCGTATTGGTCAAAAGTTCCACTCTATTTCCCTCCCCTAATTTTCCGCATCGCCTCTTCCACCTCTGCGTGTTCCCACTGCGCTAACAGTGCTTTAATTTTCGCCAAGCGCCTTTTCATTTTACGCCCTCCATCTTCATGTACTCGACAGCCGATTCCATTCGGTGGACGGCCTGCTCGATTGTGATTTGGACAAGGCTGGATGTGTCCGGGCTCAGGGTGTCGTCGGCACATTCGGTCGCTAACAGGTATACATTTCGCTGGGGGCAACCAAGTTCTTGCATTGTCTTTTCTGTGGTGATAAAAAGTTGCTGTGCAAACTTAACCTTCTGGTCTCTGGTCATACACACACTCCTTTCTATTCCAGCCACAACGTTTTAATAAACTGGATCAGCGCCCGATATTCTTTGCCGTGCTTTTCTTCGGGTTTGTAGGTGTCCACAACTTTTTTCTGAAATTCGTCGAACGAGCCACGAAAACAGCCGCAGTGAATTTCGATTGACTTCTTGAGCTTGAAACAAATCGTATAATCTGACCGCGAACCGATAGGTCCAATTTGTTTTATGTCTTCGATGGGGTTTTCTTTATCCCCGAGATCGGCACCCACGAGATTGGCACCCCCGAGATCGGCACCCCCGAGATTGGCACCCCCGAGATTGGCACCCCGAAGATCGGCACACCCGAGATTGGCTTTAATCTTTACTCCTGCCTCAAGCGTTATTTTGATTGTGTTATTTTCGGCTTCATGCGAGAACAACACGCTGGCGGTTAACCCGTGCTTGATTTCGATCTTCACACACACTCCTTTCCGCCCCGAAGGGCCACACATTGCGCGGCGATACCCTGCGCGGCAACACAAGCGCACCCATTTCTTACCCCGCGCAACACCTGAAAGGGCTTCCCGTCTTTCCCTGTTTCCCATCCGTGCGTGGCAAACACTTCGCATCGAGTTCCGAAACACACCTTTCCGGGCTCAACACTTTTTTCATGTTCTTCACTGTGCGGACAGCCCTTATCTGCGCACTCTTTCTTTGACTGACTGCATTTTACCAAACTCATGCGGCCCTCCTTTATCTTTCCAAAATTACGAACTTACCAAAATGCTTCTCGAAGACCTCTATCAAGTGTTCATAGTCGCCGCTTTTCATGTCTTCTAGGATTGGTTTTGGGTCAAGGTCGAGTTGTCTTGCATAGCTCGAAGCCTTGCCGAGCAAAACAAATGCGTTTCCTTCCGGCCCGGTTAGGTCAATAATTGGTTTTGACTTTCTTTCTCTCTTTGCCCTGATCATTGCGCGGCCCTCCCGGTTATTTCTGCGAACCTGGCTTGTGATACCCTTTTGGATCTCCACCCTCTCGCCGAATTCGCTGCACTGTTTCTTCGTAGTCCTTGATTCGTCCTGCGAGTTTTGCTTTGCGATTCGTTGGTTTCATGCGGCCCTCCCGGTTAGTTCGAGTTCTGTTTGTATCGCTTCGCCCTGATATTCCGCTGTCACCTGCTCAATCTGTTCAATCGCAAGCTCCGGCGTGATTATGCCCTGCGCTTTCTGCCAGAGGATTTCACGGCAGGCGCGCCAGAGGTCAACGTGGGTCATGCTACCACCTCGCGGGGTTTCCGGTTATGATGCGCGTCAGGACTTTCAAAGCCATTATTACTTTGTCTGTAAAGCATAGCGACCACCAAACCCTAAAAGCTGCGCTTCTTGCCATTGTCTTTCTTTGGTTTCTCTCCAAGCGCAATTGACTGAACCGTATATGATGCCGGGTCCAAATGAAATGACAGATATGGATACGGCTTTGTAATGTCCCCAACAACGCGGCGATGCTTATTGAATCGCCCCACAAGCCTATCTCCATCCATCCATAAGCCAATAAGAAAGTCGCTGGAAGCCTCAATAGATGTTCCACCTTTTGCCGATCTCGCGCCTACCTCCTCATCAGAATCAGCCGTGCTTCGATTGGTCTGACAGACAATGATTCCAGCGCATTTCCGCTTCTTCAAAAGCTGCTTAAGCCCAACCATTATTTTTTTGACGCGCTCATATTCGTTGCCCTGTTCATCAATAAAGTCCAGGTAGTCGATGCCGATGAGAGTGGTTTTCTTCCCAGATACTTCTTCTGTGCGCTCGATTATTTTTTCGATTCCATCGAGACTTACGGCTGGTTCGTCCGTGAAGTAGATTCTATTTATTTTGTCTTCTGCGAGAAGTCCGTTTTTGATAGTTTGCCAATTTTCTTCTTGGCGTTTTATCTGTGCCCGCATGTGATACACGCGCTGATTGTTGGTCCAGTTTTGGATATTGCGCTCTATAGTGGATTCAATTCCCATCTCGAAGCTGAACACGATTACAATTCCATCAGTGTCAAAAACGGCACGGCTGGCGAAGTTGAAAAGAACTGTGGTTTTGAAACATCCAGGGTTAGCCACGATAGAAAACAGATCGCCTCCGCGAAGCCCCCCGGTGATATCGTCAACTATATCGAACCCAACCCGTACTCCTCGCTCATTGGTTTTGCATTCGGTTTCGTAGAGTGAAAGGCACTGTTCGAGATTTAGGGCTGGACGGTACTTTGTTCCAGTGCTGTATTCAAATTGCTTAGCCTTCTCGATGTGTTTTTCAAAGTCGGCCTTTCCAAACCCGTTAATGAGGCATTCCCGCGCATCCTTGAATGGGAGAACCGCGTTCCAGCATTTCCAGTATCCGGCCTTTTGGCCGAACTTCTTCGCCCCTTCCTGGCCGCGCTGGTCGTTATCGAAAAGCAGGACGATCTTCTTGAACCGCGAATTCACTTCTCCCATTTCTTCGGTGTAGGTTCCAGCGCCATAAGGAACACTCACCACGTTTTCGAAACCGCAAGACGCAAGCGCGTGACAATCGTCCTCGCCCTCGGTCACGTGCAAGGCCGTGCCGCCATTCAAAAACTGCGTACCATAGTAAACAGGCATGGCGGCAAACTCGGTGAGCATTTTCTTTTCACGGTTGACGTATTTGAGATTAACGATTTCGCCGTTGCGCCAGTATTGATATACGCGGCACGGCCCCAACTTCTCGTGATTGCAAAAACCAACCCCGTAGATCGCCAGAACGGATTCAGGTATCTTTCGGTTTGCCTCGTAGGATTTGCGGTAATCGGTCGGCAGGTTTTCAGTAAGTTGCTTTGCCTTGGTCTGGTCGATCTTACGGTATTCACGAACCGGAAATGGGTCAACCCCCATCTCGCGGCGAAAGCTGATATAGTTACCCTTGGCTCCGCATTTGACGCAATTATAGGCCCCGGTGTCGCGGTTGAATGAAAAATGGGTGCTGGACTTCTGCCGGTCCTTCTCACAAAACGGACAGCGGGAAAGCTGTAATTCCTTGCCGTGGTCCTTGGCTTCCAGGCCGAGAACCGCGAGAAGCTCTTTCAACTTCCACTCCTGGTATTCAGGCGACTGCGACAAGGCTATTCTCCTTTTCCACCGCTTCCTTGATTCTTTCTGCCATCTCTTCGTTTGAAAGCCATTCCGTAGGCACAAACCTATCCAGTTTGCCTTCTGCGAGTTTTGCGCGGATCTTGTCAGGGCTTCTTAGGTTTGGTTTCCAGAACAAATGTTCTCTGGCATTTTCGATGAGGGAGTAGATCCAATCGCCGTCCTTCTTGTCCCCTCGCATCCAGGTATCAAAGGACCGTGCCCATTTTTGGAAGTCCGGTTCTTTCTGTGCCGTGTTTTCCTTTTGGATGGACCTCCAAAGCAAAACTCCCAAACGGAAAGGAATGGAGTCCGGCGCGAAGCCCGGACATCTTTCTTTCTTCGGTTTCGGATTCGGATTCGGATTCGGATTCGGATTCGGATTCGGATTCGGATTCGGATTCGGATTCAAGCCGTCATTTGTCTGACAAGTGACCGTCATTTGACCGTCATTTTCCGTAACGTGTTCATTTTCAATGGGATCGGGAAATTTCTTTCGTTGTGCCCTCATCCGCTGCCCGAAATTGAGAATTTCCAAAAATTTCTTCCCGGCGACTTCGTAAACTCTGATCAAACCGGCCTGCTGACAAGTGACCGTCATTTGACTGACACGTTTTACAGACTTATTACCCCAAGGGTAAGCACGGGAATTAATGAGGGCCGGATCTCCGTGGAAGCGCCCGAAATCGTCTGCGATTAACATTAGGCGCACAAAGAACATTTGGGCCTCATCGTCCATGGAGTTGATTTTCTTTGATTCAAGAAATCCCTCCCTAATCACCCTATTAGGCATTGCACTCCCTCTCGCATTCGGCCATATTGGTATGACCTGAAATTTTGCCTTTTTGTGATTTTCGATTACTTAAACGGTGGGCAAAACAAATGCACTGAGCCATTAGAGGAAATTCCTTTCTCCCCTATTACCCGAGTGCGGAGGTGCGTTATTTATTATGAAAACCGCAATTTAAGCGATTCAGATAATAAACATTATGTAAACTTGATTACGCACTTCTCCGCACAACAACGGGTAAAAAAGGGGACCTGCTCCGTCCGGGTCTGGGAAAGATAGGACAGATTTGCATGACGGTTTTTGCCGCCAACAGGTGCCCCATTGTGAATTTTCTTTTGTGAATTTCCCAAACCATGCAAACAAATTATTTTGTGTTCGGAAGGATGTCAAGAACTTTCTTGACAAATTTGTCCACCCCGGTCAAGCGTGTCCACACCCAGACCATTTTGCTGTGAAAGCTGGTATATTTGTCCCCTCCCCTACCCCACCAGAAGAACGGAAACGGGCCTACAGGCGGTTTTAGTGGTCCAGGCAATGGTCGGCACCACCGGGAGCGTTTAAGGCCCGTAAAACAGAAAGGAGTTGCGTTGCAATGAAAACGAATTTACATTTGTAGATGGGTTTGGGAACAATCACAAAACAAAACCGGTACGGATGGGCAGTAACATCATTGTGGGGCCGTGGACAAAATTATGAACAATAACGCTTTTGTACCGATTACAACTGGAAATGAAATTTACGGATGGAAAATCATTTCACATATCGATTTGGTTACGTCGAATGTTGTTGCGGGGATCGGCTTTATTAGTGAGTTTTTTGCTGCCGTAAAAGATGTTCTTGGTGGTAGGTCTAAAACCTATCAAAAACAGCTTTCTGCTATTTGTAAAGACGCACTCGAAAGCATAAGGGATGAGGCAATCAAGGCTGGCGGCAATGCTGTAATTGGCTTGAAGATGGACTATGATCAAATTTCCAGCCAAGGGAAAAGCATGCTAATGGTATCCGCGACCGGTACAGCTGTTTATGCTGAATTGGTTAGCGAAGAAGCCGCGGCATTATGCAGGCGGCTAAATAAACAATCTTTACCAGTTGAGGGCTCCTGGGCGTGTAGGTGCGGACAAGAAAACCCGCGCGAAAATAAAAGCTGCTTAAAATGCATGCGCTCCGCGAATGCGATCATTTAAGAGGAAAGTTGACAGCCGCGCACAAATAATGCAGATTGCGAGGAGGAGGGACTATCCATGGAAAGTGTCATTTTTATCATAATCCTAATCATTCTCGGCATAGTGGCCTACTTTCTACCGGCCATAATCGCAGACCAGAGGAAGCATAAACAGCGAATGTCGATCTGTGTACTAAACTTGCTTTTGGGTTGGACTGTTATCGGTTGGGTTATCTCAATCGTGTGGGCCGTGTCGGCAAACGTAGAGGAGAAAAAGCCGTGAAATACGCACTGTTCGTTTTATTGGTGCTGGCCGGATGCGCATCAAGCCCGACCTCGACCAAACCCGAGGAACTGAAGATCTTGAAGTATAGAACCGTGTTCTATGTGGACACGGCTTCGGAAGACTCTATAAAGATGTGGGGTGCAGACACTTTTGATGAAAATGGAATCATGATTTCGTGGAGCATGGCATGGGCGCAAACCCTGCCTGGAATGAATTTATTTTGGGACAGCATAGGCGCAAACATATTTTCAGCATCCCCGGAATGGAGAAAATATTCTGGGCGCGATACCGTAGCAGATACTTTATACACAAACACAATTAGAAAGATTTTTCTGGACAGCAACCTCGTCGAAATCCAGGTCGAATACGGTGGATTTCCTCAAAACAACTACAAGATGTTTTTTGAGTATAACCAGTATCGATTTCCAATAGAGGAAAATATTCAATGGGGAAAAAATGCTTTCTTTACAATGGATACTGTTACCCATAGACCGATTACAAAATTCATAATTGAAAACACCTACTGGCAATAGTTACGGCGCCCCAAGCACCAGCAGCAAATTCTTAGGACTTGCCGACGCCGACGCGAACCGGCGCGATCGGCAAGGATGAAACCACAAATACGGCAACCGGATTATGAAGCCTTTTTCAATCGCCTTCGATTACAAAAATTCCAAAGGCGAAGACTCAAAAAGAATTATTAAGGTGCAACATGTTGCCCAAGACGAAATTGGTCGTTTCTATCTCACTGGTTTTTGTCTTAGCAAAAAAAGCGTTCGAACATTTCGGACCGACCGAATGGCAAACGTTGTCATTACCGGGACAGGCGAACTGCTCGAAAATCAAGAAAACCTCCTAAATGCCATAAAGACGGGAATCCCCAACCTTGTGGTTGGAGCCAAGGCACATCATTACAAATATGGCTTCCTCTATGAAATCTCTGATAATCCTATCGATATTATGCGGCATACTATTTCCGCCGGGAGCGATTCAGAAGGAAAACAGGAACGATTGATAGAAGTTCTGAAAAATCCGTTTGGCGGCACACCATGCTGGGCTTTTTGGTTGCCGCCATGTTTCAACCAGGCTCTCGATATTCGAATAACCCCGCGCGTTCTCGAAGAAAAAGAAGAAGCGACACCAACCTGGACACAGGGCTCCGGGTTTTATTTTCATGTTGGTGATTTTGTTTTCAACAAGGAACGCAATGGGCGCGTTTGGTCTGACGAACTGAAGGAGTTTTCTACGTCAATTCAGGTACTTGAAGCTCGGCCAGCGATGCCGGAATTGTGGCGAAAAGATAAAGAGAAAAATGGCGCATGGACCCTTATTGCACCGCGTGATTCAGGTTTTGTCCGCTTCTCTATTTGGAAAGTCAAAAAGGATAAGTCCTGCTTCAGCCAGATCGGTGAAAAAACCACGACGCAAGACGGATTCGTAAAGATGCTAATTTGTGGATTGGAGGATGACTTTGGAGCTTTCAAAATAACGTCACCTGGCCAAGATTTTTTTCGTCAGGACCTCCATTAAATAGCACCTCTGATAATACGCGGGCACGATCTCCCATGATCGATGCCGGGGCAGAATTGCCAAGCTCTCATCCGTTGCTCGGAGCGCCGTATCCGCCAATTCGCTGCAAAACAATTTCGCCGGAGACTGCCTGAGAAACGGCACGGCAAAGCGCCCGGTCCCACAAAAATCATAGTCCGGCGAATCGAATGCCATACAAAGCAATTGGAAATTCAGAAAATCCAGGTGCCCTGTGCGGATATTTGAGTGCCGCCCAATCCAACACGCTTGACTGTCGAGGTTCGAGAAGCGCGGATCAAGATATTTGTAGCACGTCGAAATTTGCACCCCGCTTCCAATGGCCTCAACGAGAAAAAATTGGGCGTCGATCTTGCAGACCACCGCCACGTGAGAGCATTTTGCCAGAGAGAATGCTGACAATGCTCCCCAGGTTTTGATTTTGATTCCAACCGAAACAGGGGCGTTTGACGTAGTGCCCCAAACATCCCCCACCTGCATTTTGGAATAATCGACATGCAACTTCGTGGGATGCGGGAAACGGACTATGCGTGGATCTTCGGTATTTATCATGCTGCCGCCTTCTCTTCCGCTTTCTCTTCAACCTCAAACTCCATTTTCTCCTGGTCAAATTTCGATCCAACCGGAATCTGAAGCGTACCAGCGACAAGCCCAGCGAGTTTAGAAAACTCCTGTTGCTCTGCGGCCACGCGAGCCTGCTGCTGGCGTAGCGTTGCGACTGCGGATTCTGGAATCTTGACGATCATGAGAGACCTCCCCTTTACTTTACTCTGCGTGAATATTGTAATACCCAAACTCAATACCATAGGAAATGTTGGCAGTAGCGCCGATTCTATTTCTGATTTGAAGCAGTGATGAAGTTGACGCGGTCGCTGCCGTAGCTAATATGCACAAGTTGTTATCTGTGTCTGTGCTGACCACCGTACCAACCTGTTGAATAAATGTAACTGTACTATTGAAAAATGAAAACACGGCGAAATTACCGGCACCGTCAGTCACCCACCCCATGCCCCCGTATTGATACCCGTGTCCTCCAACGGCCTGGCCCTGTACCACCGTTAAGACACTATCATCCGTTAGCGTCCCGCAATCGGCAACTTTGTAATGCTGTTTCGCCCTTGTAAATAATCCTGCTGTTGCCGTTGCGGGGCCAACATTAGACACAAAGCCGCTATCTGAACGCGTACCCGTATCGCGCAAAACCTGGAATATGCCTACAGTGCTTGCCGCCGAAACACCGCCCAAAGACAAATAGCCGAGACCGTTCAGGCTCAATCTTTCTGCTGTTGCGTCTGTCACTTTGAAAAGGTTTGCATAATCAGTTGCACTACCCGCGAGCGTAAACCCGCCAGAAGCGTTGAAAACTCCTGACACAGTTAGGTCCGGCGTTATTGTAACCCCAGCAGTGTTAACGTCTCCAACATAAATCGTTCCGTTTGCACCAGCCCCCCCCAGCGCTCCGGCCTGTAAATAAAGATGCCCACCGTTATTATCCCCGCTCGCTCCCGCCGCAACGGTCATGTCGTACCCCGCCCCGCTTGTGCGCGTGCCGACTTGAATGGTGCGGTTGGCGTTCCCTTTTAACTCGATGACCCCGGCGCTAGTGATCCGAAGGCGCTCGGTTGCAATCGTATTGGTAGTAACGTCGCGAGTGCAAAAGTAGAGATCGCCTTTTGTATAATCGTTGCCCTTGTTCTGAAACCCAATAATTCCAGGAGCATAGTTAGCAGAGCTATAGCCAAAGCCAACCTCTGTACAATAGTCCGTACTCACTGCACCAATCAGGTGTATTTTTATGGCATTCCCAATCGTATTACTGTCTGTTCCATCGTATACGACGAGAGCGCGCCCAGGACTATTATCCCCAATCCCCAGCCGATTATTCGCCGCATCGTAAAACAACGCCGCCTCTCCACTCACCACTCCGCTCGCGCCGCCGAAAAGGACGTGACCCTGGGTGATGTCGGTTAGGGTGAGGGTGTAGCCGGTATTAACAGTCAGAGCCTGCGTTGTGACAGTCGTAAAACTCATGGCCTCGCTTTGGTTTGCAATGATATGCAGAGCCCCGGCACCGTCTTTGTAGACCATGTACTTGCTGCCGTCCGTCTGAATGCCGATTTGGTGATTATCGAGATTCGTTGACAGATTCGCCGCAGTATTGTTAATCTGGGTGATGTGTCTATTCTCACTCATTGTGTGCCTCCATTAATATGAATCCTGAACATCGTTTGCGTTCGTCGGCGCTTCGGCTTTCGTGGAATAGGACTCCTGCACGTCCTCACCGTTGCCCGCCTGCTCGGCCTTCGTGTAATACGAATCCAGCCAGTAGAAATCGAAATCGCTTTCAACATCATAGAGAACCGCGCTAACCGTCGCATCCATGCTGTTTACATCGAAATTGATTTCCTCGATAATCCCCTGCATGGTGGTGTTGCCGGTCTGGTGTGGCAACGTCAAATCAAAGTGCATCGATGGAAACCATGGCGCATGGGTGGCGCCGATTGTGGTCGCCAACTCATAAGGCACCCGGAATGATATTCTCTTCTTGACCGCCACAAGGCCCGCGCTGCCATCCTCGGAATAAGCGCCCATCCAAGAAAGCCAGTTATCAAGGTATGCCTTTGCATCGGCAAGCGTTCTTATCCACGGACATTCTGTCATTTCGGCCGGTGGTTTCGTCTTCATGCGATAGTGGCCGTATAGAGCATGGCACTTGTTCCAAAGCAATTCCGCTTCGCCGTCTTCCCCGGTGAATCCGGTCACAAAGGAAGTTTCGAACGCATCGGCTTCAACTCGTTTGATCGTGATATGTCCATCATACTTTCCGCTGCCGTAATTCATCTTGTAATTCACTTCGGGTTCACAGAAGATGTTCTCCGGGGATACCTCTTCCACGTCCGAAATGGAACCGGGGATAATGTCGGCAAGCGTAAGAGAAACTTCCAAAGTGCTCTTGACCTTCTGAATAGTATTGACGCACTCTTGCCCGCTGGGGTTCTGGTAGCCGCATAGGAAATACTGGCGGCAAAGGCTTTCTTTCACTTTGTCCGTATAGCAGTCATTATAATCAAGGATTTGCCGCGCCGCTTTGTAGTTGCGGATAGGCTCAAGGTCCTCACCCGCCCAATCGAAACCGCCCTCCGTTGCGCCAGTGTTAATTAATGCGTTTGGAGAATACTCTTTTCCAAAGTCTTCAGTGTCGCCCGTTTCTTTCCAGTCCTGCAAACGGGCAACGTGTTCATAAATGTCAATGGGGGATGTCATCAAGTCCGCCGCGGTCTTTCGAGTGGCCCAGGTGGAATTGTAGATGCGGCCGCGCATCGGGGAATAGATGGCCTCTTTAATTGAGACGGATTTTTTGAATATCATTCCGGCTTTATAAAAATCTACCGTAGCCGTGTTGAATGCGAGGTAAGTAAGTTGACCATATACAAATACCCCGATACGATGTATGGATTGATATTTATTTTTTTCAGTGATGCCTGATAATTCAAAATTTGCATATCCGCAATGATTTTCTAAAGCTGTATTTGAGACATAAAAGAATTTGTTTTTTGTGTTCGGTGTTACGGCGAAATAAAAATCTGGTGTATCGCGAATAAGAAGATCGGCCGGGTTTCCAGAATTACTATCATATATTTGTGTCGCAGTACCTATAAATTTTCTGAAGTATGCCTTACTGTCATCTTGAACATAGGTAAAATTGCTGTCAATCCATAACATTAGATAGCATGAGTCAAACTCGAATTCATCTGGAAATGTCGGCAATTCAAACTCAAGGCCAATAGATATAGCCGTAATATCAGGGCTTGAAACATTGTAACCCAATTCCCAACGCGCATATGAGTCCTTGTCATTGTTTAAAATATTCTGCAATTGCGCGATTGTTGGAAACGATGTAAATACTATTGGCTGCTGTGACGTAACGCCATAATTTCTATAGGTATAAAGAGTATTGTTATAAACTGTAGAAGCGCCAGAAAAGAACAATACGCTTTTCATTGGTTTTACTATGAAACTGTCCATGGTGTCGGGGTCGCTATCAAACAATTTAACATCAAGGTCAATTGTGTTCTTATCACCAGACCCAGAGTCCTCATATGCATACTGCGGCAATCTTTTAAAATCAACAGGTAACTCTTTCAAGGAAACTGTTTCGGCAGATCCAGAAACAGTAACGTGTTTTTCCGCATCATAGGCAAATAGATTTAAGCCCGTAGTAATCTCGGCGCCATCCACGTCGAGATATGCCTTGCATGACCATTGATCCGCCGTAAAAGCACGCTCTGCCGATTTTATGGAAACCCATGTCTGCGTGTTGTGCGTTGCCGTAGAGTTGCCCGTAGGCGTATTTTTGAAATAGTCTGTAACTGTGATTTTCAAAATAGTTGCGTCTACATCAAGGTCAACTGTAGCTGCCGAGACTTCTCGCAACTCCCCAGATCCATTTCCCTCTGTTACATGCAAATACATTCCAACCAAATTTGTAAGAGTGAGCACGCCTGTGGTATATATTGTACCAGTAGCGAGATAGTACCAATATGCCGTAATCCCTATTTTAATTTGAAATTGAATAGGAGGTGAAGCTGAATCGTCTCCCACAACAGGAAAGACGGTATTCTCAACAGTCGGTCCATAGGTATCTTCTCTCACATCAAGTTGTATATCGCTTGCGAGAAATGTCGCTGGCGTGGTTCCCCACGTCGAATCAGTGCGCTTTGTTCGTACAAATTTTGCCCGATCAATCTCTCCAAAAGTAACCGGAACAGCTTTCCCAACATCCGAATCGTCCGCGTCCGGATAATTCCCGTTCGTCGCGTCGTTATCGATTTTTTCTGTGATGTTGGCAATGCGCTTGTAATGCGTTGGTTCAACGGGTATCCTGTACTCTCCTTCGTTCCAGCCGGAAGGTGAGACACAAGCGCCACGGAAAAGCAGCGTCTCATTTGCCCGCGTTCCGCCGTGAGCTGTCTCGGTGTCGATCTCTACAATCTCACAGATCAGACCTTTCAAAGAGATACCAGCATTGACCAGTTTCTTCCAAAAAGGCGTTGTGCCGATTGCGTTCTTTACCGCAATCTCAGTTGACTTCGCCAAAGCCGTATTGCCGCCCAAAGTGAAATCAGAACCCCATGGGATATTGCCTATCCCGTTCTCGGCAAACATACCGGCTTTCCAGGTGTCCGTAGTGGTAGAGCCCGGGGAGTTCTGAATCCAGCGGAAGCGGTGAGCCGATTTGATGGAGTTCGCCGCGCTCAGAACCTTATTGGCTTCCGCAACCCCGGAAGCGTTGATGATCTCGAAATAGCTGTTGTCCACGGCCGCGACCGTGAACGTGCCATTGTTCGCCGCGTTGAAGGTGCTCGAATTGATAACAACTTTATCCCCGACTACCATCTGATTGTCAACGAAATTGGGGTCAGTCCCGGTGCCGTCCCAGGTATAGCGGAAGGTGGTCCCGCTGGGGTTCGTAATGTCAAACTGGCTGTCCGTGCTGCCGAAGTTGGTCACATACAGACCAATATCGGTGTCCTGCGTCTCGGCAGAGTCCAGGTAGATCCGGACTCCGAAGATGTAGCGTTTTGTGCTGGTACTCATCCGCTCACCCGGGAGAATTGCAGACTCATGTCAAACTGGTCATGCTGACTATGCTTCACGGTAATTTCCTTTTGTATCCACTGGCAGACATAGGTTGCGGTACTGCCGTTCTCGCGCCCGAATAGGTAGCTGTTGGCCGGCGGGATCACGTTCACGTTGTTTGCTCTGACCGTCCCGGCAAGGTGGTTGACCAGTAGCGCCGCGTTCGCCTGGCATTGCGTGAGATCCATCGAGCATTCGTATTCATCTGCCGTGGATGTCCGGTCATTGGCGTATGCGGAAGCGTTGTGTGTTACGCTTGTTCTGACGGCATACCTGGCCGTCTGGACGTGCATCGATTGCGGATACCGCAGATTCGCAATGGTGCCAATTTGCAAAGAGCCGTCAATCTGGGTAGACGGTAATGCATAAACCGGGTAAGAGCCAACGAAGACAAACTCGCAAGACGTTCTGAAATAGTCCGCCGGGTGCCCAATAGATGCCATTGGGCTTACTCCGAGAAGCCGCACAATGAAATCCCCGGAATCGCCCTTATCGGGTCCAAACGGATACCAGCCGGAAGACGTTCCGAGCTTGATAGTAACATCTGCGGCCCGGCCCTTTGCGGAATCCTGAAAAATGTCTATGAGAGAATTTGTATCGGCCAGTCCAAGAAACCAATCACATCGGCAAATGCGCATATCATAGGTAGCCCCATTGTCCCAAACGGAATAGCCGCTTCCCGAAGACAGTTTCGTTATGGCAAGCGGGAGTGATATTATCGTTTCGTATCCCCACTGCGGGGTAGGCAATTCAACGTCTGTCGAGCTATACCGCAGATTGATAGCCACTATCTCCCCCTGGTAAGCTTGCCAATCAGCCGAGAATCAACTGTACGGTTTCTAATGGCCCTGTCGAGATCGCGGGCAATGTCGCCCCCGGAGACGATAAAGAACTGTTGTGTGGCACCCACGCCTTGCGCCTGCCCCTTGTTCAGGGCGTTGATGGCGTCGCGGCCAAGGACGGCTGTAGCGCGGGCATTCAATACGGATTCCTGTCCTTTCTCGTTCATTTGAACCATTGCGTTGCGGCCTTGGGGGAAGCCGCCATCCTCGAAAGACTGTATTCCGGCTTTTGCTACCTGAACAGCGGCCGACATTGCCCCTATTTTCGCAAGCGCCATACCCCATGCGGCCGGGTTTAGTGTGAACGATGTTTTGGCCAGCGTTGCCGCAGCCGCCGCCAATTGCTGCTGAACAATAAAATCCAGCATCACATTTAGCGTTCCCTTTAGAATGTCGCGGACGCCCTCGGCACCTTTTCCAATTCCGCCGCCAATAGCAGCGCCTAAGTTCATGGCAAGAATGGCCATGCTTTCGGCCTCTCGCTCCATCATTCTAATTCGATCATCTTCCGCTTTTTTCTGCTTCGCAGTTATGTCTTCTTGATATTTTTCCCACTGGCTCACGAGCTCTTTGCCAAGCTCTGGATAAACAACCATTGCCTTTAGTCGAAACCTCTCAAGCGCTTTTTCGTCTTCGGACTGTTTTTCCTTTTGTGTCGTTTTGGATGGAGTTACGCCGCCAGGCTTTATTTCCGATAGGGGCTTGCTTTTCTTCATTCGCTCAGAAAGAAGATTCTGGGCCTTTTCTAATTCGGCTGTCCACGCTGCAATACTTTTCTTTGCGTCTTCGGGGCTTCCGATAAACCATTTTTCGAATAATGACCGTTCGCCCTTTCCTGTTTTTGTTTGGCTCTTTTCTAATTTCGCCTGCGCATCGGCAAGATTTTTTTGGGCTGACGCAATGCGTTTTTGCAGGAGAATATTAATAGGGTCTTCAGTGGACAATACGGAACTAAGGGCGCTGTTTGCCACCTTCGCAAGTTTTTCAAATATCGGAACCAGATACCTCCCAATCTCTTCCCGCAAATCCCCATAACGATTCTTCAATTGCTCTATCCTGCCTGCGTAGGTGTTTGCTTCTGCCTGCGCTGCGCCACCAAATTTTTCGTTGATACTCGATAGCACAGAGGCAAGCCGTTCAGAACTCCCTGCCGCGCCAGAAGCCGATAGACCATATCTGGAAAGCATGTTGGTGCCAGTAACCGATTTGGCAACCAACATTGCTGCAGCTTCGGTATCCATGTTCAGCGATTTTGCCAAATCTATAGACGCTTTCGTAACATCGTCAACGGCTTTGCCGTAGAATCCGAATTGGACAAGAACGCGCTGAAGTGATATTACCTGGTCATCTTCAACGGTTGTCGTGTTTTGAATTTCTAAGGCGAATTGTTTAGCGTGGTCAAGGGCTTCCTGTGAGTATATACCACGCTCCTGCATGGCCGAGGCAAGGCGTCTTTCAGCCTGCTCTTGAGCCATGAACATCTTGACGGATTCAGTTCCGAAGCGGGTCAATTGGCGGATACCCTGGTATCCCAAATACCCGGCGAAGAGGCTGCCCAGATTTTTCTGTATGCTGTTGGTGAACCTTGTGAACTTGCCTTGGATCTTGTCGAGCGTGGTAGTGGTCTGATCGACCACTTTCATTTTTACTTCAAGCTTGTTCGCCATTTTTAGCCCTTTCGTCGTACCAATCTGACAGAATATCAAAGGCCATTTTCAATCGCAGCGGTTGATAATAAAACCCTTTTCCATTCGGCCACTGCTTCGATGCTCTCCAGTTAAAAAACAAGGGCAGTAGGAACATGGAATCGACCGTCGCCAATGAGTGGGGACATTCGCGAACATCTATCCGCCCACTGCCCTTGCAATTGGAACATCCTATTCCGGTTCCACCGCATGAACCGCATTTGAGTTTCCAGGGTCTTATGCAATCCTTTGAACGACAAGAGGAGCAGACGTATATAGCTCCTATCTTTTCGTCTCGAAGCATTGCCGCCGCAATTAGTTTTTTCTTTCGGGTTCCCCTATGGTATTGAGATCGCAAAGCATTCCAAGTATTTCGACTTTTTCAGCAACACGAAAACACGCTGAAGGCTTTTTGTTCTCTGGATATTTTGGAATATCCGTCCTGGCCGAAGACCAGCCAACCAGCATAGAGTCTATGCATTCGTCGATGGCCTTTATGGACTCTGGGCTGTCCATAATGTTTTTGTCTTTTGATTCCCCAGGAACAACGGCCTTCATTGCGCGATAGAGCAACATTTCCATTTCTCCCAAAGCCGGAAGAAATGAATACGTGATACCGTCAGCCTCTTTTTGCATCTCTCTCGTTCCGTCAATCGGAATCATACCTACCCCACTTTTTAAGGTTACTTCGTTGTCAGCGTGTGCGTGAAATTGTTCTGCTGCATAATCCCCGAAATGGTCCAGGTCGAAACGCCGCCCTCATCGTTATGTTCCACGTCCGTGAACTGCGCCATCGTGGAAGCCCAGGACATGCTTTGAGGGACCGTGCCATAGGTAATCGTCAAGGCTCCGGTTGTCTTGCCGTGCAGGGCCGTTTCCGGGTCCACCGTCCCGGGTACATCCTGGTACACTTTGAAATTGAATTTGAACTTGCGGTCAGTCACAAGCGCCATGCCGCACCCGAATGTATCCAGCGGGTCAGCTGTCAAAACGGATTCCTGCCCGGCATCAATCTCGCCCGAAATAACCTGATAATCATTGTCGCCGAGAATCGAAAGCGCAGATGCCCCAAGGAAAGCCGATGGAATGGTAGTCTGTCGCGTTACGGCAACCTGCGTACCGACAGCCGGGATAGCGTAATACCCAAGCTTCGCGCTGAGATCGCATAGAGTCGGCTTGCCGTTGCCGAATGTCCACTTGGGCGAAAAGATGCCGTTGTACGCCTTGCGAACAAAGCAGCCGTTTGTTTCCAGGTTCCCGCTATACAGCCATGCGGTGAAGTGGGACATGGTTGCAATGTTGGAAGTGGGTGTATAGACAAAAGCGCCGTCAACGCTCTCTGACATGGCGAAAGCAGAGCACTCCAACAGCGTGCCGTACTGCCCTGGCGCATCAGATCCATTCGTCGCGCAATAGACTTTGAACGCCAAATCAAGATCACGCATTCCGGGGATATAGCCGCCCTGCGTGAACCCGCTCCCAACGGCATCATATTCGGTCCCGTTGTTGTTCAGCCGCATCGTGGCCGGTCCAACGGTCTCGATATAATCACCTGTAGCAAGATCGGTTTCGGCTGTCCCGAACGTCGCTTGTTTCTGAATCAAAAGGCACTGAAGTTTTTCAACCATTTTTCCAGACATGTATCACCTTCCTTTTTTGTTTACCAGAATACTTTGAGAGTTGTTGCGGTCGTGCCGTTGGCCGACGAGTAAATCTTTGTAATGAACCCGGCAACAGGGCAGAGCCAATCTTCTGCGTATATCGGCAGAACGTGAACTGAGCCGTCTGCCATGTCGAATTTCACGTTTCCGGCATTCCCGGCGCAGAACACGCGACGAATGAATCCGTCTGACGTAGTTGGAGGTGTGTAGTCCGTGGCCAGACTAATGCCCTCGGTGCCCGTTGCGCCGCTGTAGCCCCCGACCAGCGGAAGAACGGAATACAGCAACTCCTTTTCCCCCATGCTCAAATCTTTGATCTTAACGAGGTAGTCCTTTAGAGCCATAAGCCCCTCCTTTTAATTGCTATATGGGTTTGATTCGTTCATAAAAGTTTCGACTTCGAAAGTTATTACCCACAAGAAAAGCGGTATATTCCCCATGAAATCAATCGAAGGATATGCATCAGTGATTGTGGTCATGATGGCGTACTCGCCCCGCCTGCGGTCCACCATGAGGGCCTTAATGATGTCTGCGGGTGCATTGGTGGTTTGCTTTGTTGCTGGATCATCCGCCGCGTTCTCATCGTTTACCTTCTCGTAATAGAATGCGGAATACTCAAGAGTGGCTTTCACTCTGCCCGATGGATTAACGCCTTCCTCCGCGCGCGCGAACGATATTGCCGGTCCTGCAATTTCCACTCTGGGAAACACATCATTTGTTTTCATGATGATTCGCTCTTGCTCACACGCGGCAATATTCGTGTTGTAACCATTCGCCGTTGTAACCCCAGAGACGGTTGTCACGAGATTATCGGTGATGAGTTGCGGTATCCAGTCTGCCATTATTCCGCCTTTAGGTATCCGAGTTGCAAAGCGCGCACGGTGCGGTCAATCAACGCCTGTCCGCGCTGCACAACGGCCGGTATGCCGTCTTCCCACTGGCCCTTGAAATTGAACAGTGGTTTTATCTTCACCTTGCGCTTGCCGACAAACAGAAGTGCACTTTTCTTCAACTCTCCCTTGCGTGCCCCTGTTTTGTACCTGTCCGCCGCGTCGAAATAGAGAACAGTGCCATCCGGCATTCTTCGAGAGAACATTTCTGTTTTATCTTTTGCTGCCGCGAATGCCTGATTCCGGGGTCGAAGCTTTGAGGCATATTTCACATTAATCCCGCGTCTACGCAGATTCTCATAAACAGGAAGTGTCATTGCCGAATCAGATGTAATCTCGCGGGAGCCCTTATAGTTTATGTCCATCATGGCCAAGCCCTGAATGAACTTTGAGGGCTCACCCAAACCGATACCCATCTTCAGTTCCATTGTACTGAGCGTGCGCGTGCCGTACACGTACCCTTTGATTGCGTTAATGACCTTATCCGGCCACTTACCCGGACGCCGGAAAGGGCTTGCCGCGTTCTGCCCACGGCGCATAGAGGAAAGTTGTCTGCGGAAAAGCCCTTTTCGCTTTTTGTTCCCAACAAATTTCTTCCGCTCCGAGTACATCCAATGGCGGATAGTCCGTACAAACGCTTTAGGCGCAATAGCCAGCATGTGGCGCACTTCTTTTTCACCGTAGATCTTTCCTTCAATGCGCATCATGCCAGTAACCCCAGGTGCCACGCGGCTTTGGTGTAACCGATAACCCCGGCAACTGTGAAAGTGTTTGTCGCGCCGGTTTCTTTGAGCGTCATGGATACCTTATCCTTCATGGCCGTTACGGTTGCAACGCCTTCGGTCGCATCGGTGGAAATCAACATTTCGTATTCGTAAATACTCGGCATCCGGTCTGATTTGCTGCTTGCCGACTTGATGCCACCGCGCCGAACTACGGCGTAAATGCTTTTGGCTGTCACCCCAGTAGGTGTGTAGGTCACTGCCTCTCGGAAAGGATTTGCAGACGATAGCTGCACGCGGATAAACTCCGCTTGCGGGTCGTATGTCATTGGGCGTTCCCGTCGCGAAGAGAGTTGGAGCCAGAGCGCCGAATAATGATCGTATCCCAGAAAAGCGAATCACGGAAGACGGATTTCCAATTTAGAATCGTGTCAACTCCCTTGATCGAATCCACCTGAAGCGTATCGCCGTAGGATCTTTTTCTATGGCGCTGATCCAGGTAGAGACTGCGGGAGATTGCGGTATCCCGGTATAGCGAATCGAGCGTGTAGCCTACTGCGAACGTATCCCTTGCCGTGGTATCCCCGTTGCACGCGCTTATGGTCAGACTCACCGAATCCCCCCCGCTGGTCACGAGGGTGTCGGTAGAGGGGCCTATGGTGTCGATTGCCGTGGTGTCCGCCCCGACGATGGAATCAATAATAGCCGAATCCAACGACAAGCACCGCGACGTATCCAGCGAATATTCCAGCGTGTCATAATACGCCGTAGCCGTATAAGTGCCCATGTAGGCAAATCGCGATTCCTGCCATGTGTTCGCCCGCCCAACATCGTTGGCAAATTGCTCCCGCACAACCACAGTATCCGAGGTATCGCGCACCGCGTGAGTATATCGAATCTGCCGCCCCTCTGGAATGCTGGCTGAGTCCGCTTTTAGTGTGTCGCTGTATTTCTTCTGCGTGACAAAAACCGAGTAGATATTTAGGGTCGTGTCGGCTGTGCCCGTAAGGAAGCGAACAGAATCCCCGGTGGCTTTGAAAAACCATGCGGTATCGATTTGCTGGCCAGCCGCTTTCAGCCGAATATTTGCCGTGTTGGCCGCGGTGCTTTTGATTGTGTCGCTGCGGATCGTTTCTATGCCGTTAAAAACGTTCGTTCTCCGCACTGGTTGTGGGCGGATGCTGCCAGACAATCTGCAATCATCGACCAGCCCGTTAATAGGTACGCCACCGCCGAGTACCGCCCCGAAATACCAATTTGACGCGGACATGTTATCCAGTACCGACGGTAAAGTGCCGGAAAACGCCAGGGTTTGACCCACACCGTTGAACATTAACTGCACTTTTGCCCCGTCTGTTGCTCCCGGTCCGTTGTAAATCAGCGTGTATCTGTTCCAATTTTTCATTCCAATCAACTGAATCTTAAATTGTCCGTTCGTTCCGGTCGCCCCTCGAACAAGGGCCTGCAAGGTATCGGGTTTGCGAAACAAAAAGTAGAACCCGCTCGAAGCGGATGCCCGTACCCCCCCAACAGCCCCAAGAGCCAGCGTAGTGTCTTTGATTTTCATCCGAAACGACCACGTAAGGCTGTCGGGCGCATTCATAATTGCCAGGCCGCCACAGTTTATGGAATCATTTACACCGTCAAGCGAGCAGGCACTCGCAATGGAGTTGAAGCCCGGAAATAGGGTAGCGCCGTTTTTGAGTGTTCCGTGTGCGCTACCCGATGAGTCCGCCGTCACCCCGCCCGCCGTGGTGTCATTGAAATACCAGGTGTGCGATTCGCCGCCCCCATACCAAGGAGAAGCCAGCGTATCGGTAGTGCGGAATACTGCCACGCCAGCGCCAACGGGAGAAGCCGCAAATCCCGGATCAATGATCTCCTCGGCCACCAGCGGGCCGACGTAGTACCGGCTTGTCTGGTAATCCAGCACAGCCAGAGACGGCGTTTCGTTGCCCTTCGCATCGCGCTTATTTCCAACCCAGAACGCACGCGCAAAATCGGGCGGAAATGATCCCCAATATCCACCCGGTAAATCGCGCTTGATCCGCACCTCATATTGCGCGGGGCCAACCCAAACAATTTCAGTCGAATCGGTGGACAGTTCATTCTGGACCGTCGCGAGAACAGGCTTTTGCACATCGACCAGCTTGCCGCTTTCGGAATCCAGCTCTTTGACGGTTTCAGTTGCGCCGGTTGTGGCTTTCAAGATCCCATCGGCTAAAGCGTATTGAACTTTGGAGTAGTCCTTAACATCGGTGCAATACAACAGCTTCGATTCTCTGTTCAGCGAGTCAACGGCCAGCTTTGCCGCAGTCGTATCCCATACACAAGTCGTATCACCGGGGAAGCTCGGGTGCCAAATGCAAATCGGTTCCTTATGGCCGGGGAGATTCGTAAAGATTACGATAGCCCCAATGGTGATAACCGCGGTCGCGCCCGCCGTGACCTTCGCCCAGACGTTGCCCCAGAATGATTTCGTTACGGATTCAACCGGCTTTTCCGCTTCGCCTATGATCTTGTCAGGCATTCGCATTCTCCTTGTTCGCCGCGTGCGCCTTTATAGCGGCATGTCCGGCCCCCAGATATGTCAGGCAAAGGCCGAAAATAGTAGAGCCGAGGACCACTTTCGGATGAAGATCAATCCCAGGAATCAGCGTTATCGGAAGCCAAAGCCCCCAATACGCATTCGCGATTTTCTGCTTTCTGCCGGATAGCCATTGCCAGAGCTTCATTTTGCACCCCGCTTCCGTTGTGACTGTTGATCAAGTAGCATGTCGAATCTCCCACGCATATATGACACATCGTCGGCCATCTTTTCTAGTTGCACACTGGTCTTGTCTATCTTCGTTTCACAGATTTCAATTCGGGCGCCCATCCGCCCGCCCGCCGCAGAGCCCATAACGATCAAGCCAATAATTGAGACTACAAGCGCAATCCAAAAACGGCTTCCATCGTTTGGCTTTGCGTTCATGGCTTAATGATCCTCATTCCGTCCCAGCTTGCGGCACGGCAATCAACGTGCACCCATGTCGGGGTATTGTCTTCGATGCAGGTTAGGTGCGGGAGTATTCGGTTTATCTCGATAACTCTTAGCCGCAACTCAAGCGCGGTCATCGCCGTAGAGTGGAAATCTACCCCGCGCCCAAAACGATGCTGTGAAAGCGGCTTGCCCTCGGTGCAATCTTTTGCGCGGAATCCGCGATTCTTCAGCGGTCCGCCAACCTGCCAACTATTCACGAAAATGGGCACATTCAAAACTTCGCGGATTGTATCAAGAGAGATAAGAAGCCGTGGGTCCAACAATTCCCAGGCGCATTCTCCAATCGCAAACACCTCAGGCGGCACAAGCTCCTGAAGATTGAAATGAGTGCACCGATACGATCTCATGCGTTTATCCTCAAGCCGGTTGCCGGTATGCTTCCTGCACCTATGATCATTGCCGCGCGGTTCAATCGTTCCGCAGTGCTGTTCAATGCCAACAGATGGTCCAATATTTTTCTGTTGCGCACAATCTTTGCTTCCACTTTAACAGGACTCTGGTATCCATGGTGTTCAATCAGGATATCCGTCTGCTGCTGCTGAATGCCTAACGGTTTGCATTTCTGTTGTACTATCTCATGTAGCAGTCCCTCAAATCTCATAGCGGGAATGTTCGGCCACATGCGAAACTGATGAAACGGTTTGCTGGCCACTTTATCACTGCAAGGCGCAATGTTCTGCGCTTTGAAATAGTATCCATTGGACAGTGGGCCGTCTTTCAGTGCTTTGATTTGGGGGACCGATTCCGCTGGGATAACATCATCAGCATCAAGCCACATGGCCCAATCGGAGGTTGCATAATCCAGAGAGACATTGCGAGCTGCCGAAAAATCGTCGCACCAATCAAAATCCAGCACCTTTGTAGCGTACTTCTCCGCCACCTTTTTCGATGCGTCTTTCGATCCAGTGTCAACTACTATAATCTCGTCCGCAACCGGCACCGCGCTAAGGAGTGCCCTTTCGAGCACTTCCTCTTCGTCGCGCACAATCATACATACCGAAAGCGAACCCATAAGCCCCACCGAATTATTGGAGGCCCCTTGCGAGGCCTCCAAAGGTTTGCAGACTTACGACGCCGGGAACAGCAACGATTCGGTATGCGATCCGGCCAGGTCGCTCGTGTCCAAGGCCGCATACACGTTCGGGTTAGCGTCCGTCTCGGAAAAGCAACCCATCGCATAAAGCAGCTGCGACGCGTGCCCGCCGGTAACACCCTCGTGCTTAACAAGGCAGTTGCGCAAGGCGATTTCCATCGCGATGTCAACCGCTCCTGTCACCAATCCGCCGCGCAGGGTCGAACCATCGAAGCGAATGCGGTCGTCGGTGTTGTTCACGACGCAATTCACCGGGCCCTCCATCGTGCCGCCCGTAACGTACAGGCGAATGGACGAGGTTGTTACGCTGTGGTCGCTCTGGATCGAATTGCCGCCATCGGATTCAAAATCCACGTTTTCGATAATGGCGTTGATACGGCCAGTAGCGGAAACATTGGCAATCTGGATACCGATCTGCGTAGCATCGTCGCCATGATCAAGAGTGAAGTCGCGGAAATACACGCTCTTCGTGGCCCCGAGGGCGCCAAGGACTGTCTTGAAGGCGTAATCGGCAGCAGCGGCAGCGACGATTGTCGTGGCGTTGCGCCCTGCACCCTTGATCAAAAGCCCGGCCTTCGTGATGTTGACCGCAGCGGTCAGGGTATACGAACCGGCCTTGATGTCGATAATGTCATCCGCAACCGCGGCCGCAACGGCAAGATCAATCGTGGTGTAGGAAGCTTTGAAAACTCCATTGCTTCCATAGACAGAAATCGCCCCGTCGGCCTGTAGTGGAGCGTTCAGATCGATTTTCACGTACCCGCCTGCGGCTGTACCGTTTGCCGCGGCTGTTCCCACGTAAAAATCACCCGCCACTGTGCCAATCTTCAGAATCTTGTTTTCGCTCACATCCCAATAGCAGGCATTGCCCTGAGAAACGGTAACTGCCGAAGTAATCGGAAACTGAGCGAGCCCCCTGCTTTGATACGTGATCGTTTCGCTTGCGTCTCCCGCCTCAAGCGCCACAAGAGCGCCAATGCCTGCGACAAAAATCACCTCTCCGGCGGAAACCGCCGCCGAGTTTGCATACTGCACCGTTGCCGGTACGGTATCGATTTTGATTTCGCCTTCACGAGCCATTTTAGAACCTCCGTTAATTTGTTGAATTCGTTTCGGTCTTACCGGGGAGAACTATCCTCCCCGGTTTTTCATTGGCCTCCGAATCAGTTCCCGGCGTTGTAGTACAGCCCGCGCCAGTCACCAATCATGAAACCCCAATCGAAGTAAATGTCCCACACGATACCCAGAGCCTCGGTGACACGCGACGGTTCGCTTCGGAGAGTCGGCGAATCGTTGCCCTCAAGGGTCATGTAGATGAGGGTGTCAACCGCGTTCGGATCTCCTGCCAGATACCAGCCATAAGCGTCCAGGCTGTCCAGGTACGCGTCGTACACCGGCGAAAGCTGCTCGTCTCCGCCCGGCCCGTAAGGATTGTAGATCCCGGCAGGATATTGCGAGGTTGCCTTGAAAGGTGTGCGGACGATTTCATCAATCGTGCCCTTCAACGCCCTGGGCGCAATGATGAACTTGGGCGGAATGTTGGTGTACTGAGTTCCGCTGGCCTGGTCCGGGGCTTTGAGCGGCTGTTTGCTCATTGCGAGCGAGCCCACGCCAATCGTTGTAGCGCTCGGCGCTGCACCGGATGCCACATAGTTTGCATGGGTCGAAGCATCGAAAAGTGCGATGCTATCCTCGCCCATCGTCGGCCCAACGAACGTGTTTGACGTGAGAGCATCATAGCCGTCGCGGTTGATCTTGCGGCCAACTGCGTTGGTGATGCTCCTGGGAATCTTCGCAACGAAGTCCATATCGTCGTTGATAAGGACTTGGCGCGGCAAGCTGTAGGCCTTGCCTTTCGTGGTGATGCTTCCGGTTTCATTCGCATCCGAAAACGCGCCGAACTCGAAAGCTTTTCCTTCGGGCAACACATCGAGATCCGAAAAACCGGAAAGTTTGATGTGATTGTAGGTTCGGAAGTCCTTCACCGATTTCCGGCCCGCCCACATCTGGTAGGTCGTGGGAGCTTCGGAAAGACCGATGCCCATGGCCTTGTTGATAACGTCGGCCAGGATGTTCGTAAAATCCCCGGTCCCCTGCGCGAGGTTGCTGATGGCAACATGCGCCAAATCCCCGGCAGTCATGCCGTCAACGTTCTTCACACCGGCTTTCCGCGCTTCAGTACGAATCAGCCCATGAAGACTGCGGGGCATACCATTCTTGCGAACAGCAACGCGCTCTTTCTTCTCTTCGTCGGACACGGCTGGGAGCCCTGCGGCGTCGGCAATGGAGATTTTCGCGGCTGCACAAAACTTCTCGCGCTCATCGGTTCCCACTTCCACGTTCTCCCCTTTGCTGGCCGGGACGGGCGTAAGCGTCTTTGCATGGGCTTCGATAAAAATCTTGGACGCCTGGTCTGCGCTCAGATTCTTTTCGACAGCTTCAGCAACGACTTCTTTCGGCATGTTCATGGTTGTACCGAGTGCCTGAATGTCCGCAATGCGAACACGTTCGGCCTTTGCAATGTCCTCGGCCTTCAACTGTGGCGTTTCCGGCGCCTTATCCGGGGCGGGTTTTACCACCGCGGCAATGGCGTCAACAATCTGTCTGAGCTCTTCGGGTGTCATAGCGACATCCTCCTTTTTGGGTTTTGGTGCTCTATGTGAAGCGGCAGGAATCAGTGCCGCGATACGATGTGGAATATTCGTAAATTGCGCAAAAATCTGATTACTGAAAACGTCTTTCGCCTCATCCTCTTCAGGAGCCTCTTCCCCCTTTCCCTTTTCATCCGCGAAGCCATACCCTATGGCCTCATCGGCATCCATCCAAGTTTCATCTGTCATCATCTGGTCAAGATCGGCGTCGCTCAAATCTTTCACACCAGCCTTGTACGCCTTGCGGATATTGACCTGTATTTTATCCAAAAGGTCTGCATCTCTTCGAAGCTGGTCAGAGTTTCCTATCGCGAGCATCCACGGTTTATGAACCATCAGTTCCGAAGTGTCATACATCACCTTTTTTTCACCGGCCATGAAGATTACAGACGCGATTGAAGCGGCCAGCGAATCATTGTAGGTAATGACTTTTTTCCCTGAGTTTTTGAGACTGTTGTAGATGGCAATGCCGTCGAACACGTCCCCACCTGGCGAATTAATTTTGACATGCAAAGTCTCAATCGAATCATCGAGAGCATTCAGTTCGGTCACAAACGAACTGGCCGAAATGTCCCAACCGCCTATTACACCGTAGAGAAAAACATCAGCCTCTTTTTTCTCTTTGTTGGCAATTACCTTGTACCAAGCATTCTCGAACCACTTTTTTTTAGGCTTCATCGCGGTTCCTTTCAGTCGTTAAGGGAAATCAAGATCCGGTCTATCTCGTCGTTTGCCTCTTCTTCCGGGGTCGTCGAAGAATCGCCCGGCTCTCTCTCCCCGGCGCTGCGGTCGCTTTTTATGTTCAGCTTCAACCCGCGCTTTTCTATTTTCTTTCGTTCCTCTGCCAGTTCGTCAAGGTGATCGTCCAAATCTTTGCCGCGCTTCGATACCACATCCCCAAGACTGAGAACGCCTGCGCCGATACCAGCTATCTCGGCATTGATCTCTTTGAGCGGGTCCACGTCCTGCTTGCCAACGCCTACCCATTGGCATTCTGCAAAAGCCCACGGTTCGGCCATGAACTGAGAGATTGTTACACCGGGCACCCGTCCAGCTATCACTTCCTGTTGCACGTACTTCTCATAGAACGGTCCGCAACAATCGCCCAAAAAGAAATCCCGACTGCAAACATTCGACCGCCATTCCAGATTATCAATGAACTTTGCCCCGGCGAAGTTTACACCGTCCAAATCGCGTGTAACCGTAGCGTATGCCGTCCCCATGGCGCTTGTTACATCATGCTTGCCCATCTTCAGAAGCGGCTGGATTGTGTCACTCACGGAATCCGGCATTTTCATTTGCTCAGGAGCCTTGTCCCCGCGCATCTGCGACATTTCCGGGAGTTCTAAGAAATCGTCGGTATCCAGATCATCAGAATGCGGATTGTCTGCATTTTCATTTGAGAGAAACCATAACACTTTGGCTATGGCGCGGGATTTCAGAATGTAGTCTTCTTTGAGGTCATGATTGTCGAAACAATCGTCAAGAACAGGAGCGCCAACAGGCACGCCTATGTATTGCTCCGGCCTCTCAGACGGAAAACTGTGAATGATGTTTTTCGCCGGTATAGGCTTATTGATACCTTGCAACCAGTATGAGACAGGAGCGCCATATTCGTCCAGGTTGATGCCGTGAAGCGTCTGCGCTACGGGCTCGGAGTAGTAATAATTTTGCTTGAGCATGTCCGTCGATGTATCAAGACGGTCTGACTCAAAAATCTGCCAAGAGATCGGCAGGTATGAACCTGGGCGAGCTTTTACGGCATTAAGAAACACGTCACCGGAAAGAATGAGAGTGCGAAACAAAAGCCTTTGCCCCTCGCCGATGAACGGATATTTTTTTCTGGCATCCCAATGCTTCGAGCTTGAATAAATCCAGAAACCTTTTTCCAGGGCCTTGTTTACGTCTTCTCGCAATTCTCCTTTTGCGTCTCGCACTTTCGGCTTCGGCCAAAGCCCGGTGCCAATGATGTTATTAACGAGCTGGTTGATTGTCCCGCGATAGGTGCTATCGGTTTTGTATAAATTGCGGGAGCGTGCGCGAAGAGTTGCGTGCTTTGTCGAGATCTCCGCATATGGAGTATCGGTCGAAGTGGAAAAATCGGCCCTGCGCCGGTCTGTGGAAGCCGAATCATAATTGCGAATACCCAGGCGTGAGCGCTCTCGCTTGAGCACGTGGTCGATAATGCCCGCGAGATGATCCATGCGATACGAAGGTGTGCGCTGCTTCCCGGTTATCAGCCGGTATGCCTCGCCCACGCGCTTGCCGAAGGGCATCGGCTTACGATTTTGTCGCGAACTTGATCTTGTCAAAAGAGCTTGTCCTTGCTGATTTGGCGGCAACAGTAGCTATTGCGTTACGAGCATCAATGAGTTCTTTGGCGTTTGGATACTGTACGGAGTTTCCCATCGCATCCCGGAATTGGATAATACCAACAGCTCCCGACGAAATGTGGGTAGCTATCGCAGCATCCATCAATGTGAGGTCAGTGGTATCCATCTATCACAGAGATAGACAGATATTAAGCGGTTGTCAACGGCGGAGTGAATTTAATATCTGCAATATTGACAATATGTTAGATATGTGATGGTTGGAGTTATCAACACCTGAAGCCGAAGATGTGGATAACTTGTTAATTGGCTATGGGGCAATAAAAAAGCCCGGTTTGGGGCCGGGCTCAGTGATCGGATATTTGTCGAGTGGCTATCTGGCGAGTTTCGAAACGCGCTGATTTGGACGCTTGGGCTTCGCGCCGGGCCGCATCTTCTCTGGCGCCGGCTCTTTGCTGTCCACGATCCACACACCGCGGGCGATTTCTTCCGCTGTTTTGAGCCTACCTTTGATCTGTGCGGCACGCTGGCGGGTTATGCCGTGCAGACGCGCCCAGGTTGCGAGAGTTACTTTCACGGGCCCACCTTTCCATCCAGGGCCGTGAGTGCATCCACAAGCACGTCGATCGCTTGCACGTCCTCATGCTGTTCCAGGTGGCACAGGGCTTGGTGGGCGGCGGAGACTACTACTGTCTTTTCTCTCGAAACAGAATCCATCGTGTATTTGAGGGATTGAGCCAATACATACAAATCGTGGCCGGTTGCAATGTACAGGTATTTCCCGCTTTTCGCGTGACATTCGTAAACGGGGATGCATTGTTTTAGGATGCTGTGTATTGTGTTGAGGTTCATTCCGCACCTGCCTTGCTTTGGTCTTTCAATTTTTCAATCTTGCATTCCAGTAAGTATATCCTGCGCTCAAACTCTTCTGATTTTTTTTCTAACTCTTCAATTGCCATTCTTGCCCATACCGGAATCGATTCAAACGCTGCCGCGCCTGCCTTGGCTTCCTCTTCCCTTTTAATCCGGTCCATAATTGATTTAGTGATTTCGCTTTGTCCTTTTTTAGGGTTTGGGGCTGGGACGGAATCATTCTTTTTCCTGTATGAATTTTCTAAATGCGGGAGCGTCAGCTTCCCCCACACATGCGCAGACATCCTCGATAGTCTCTTCGTAGTTGAAATTCTCGGAATCGTGAAACAGGAAATACCCGTCCAGATCGGAAACTGTAAAAACCTCGCGCTCCTCGCAGGTGCCCAAAATGTTGATTTCTGACTCCATGTAATCCGCTAAATAGGTTTCGATATTTTTGGGATACGCTATGTCGCGACCAACCCAGACATTTTCGATTTTGGCACCGATCTCGTCTGATTTTGAATTTAACCATTGTTTGAGTTCCATCTGCTCCTCCGCGTTTAGGGTTGTTTGTTGGTGATCATACTAATAATGTAATCCATTCCATTGTCAATGTCAAGAGATTGCGAAAGTGTTTTGTATGCAGGATGAATACAGGCTACAGGTCCACAATGCTCCATGGTTTTGACTGCGGCATTCCAATAAACCGTTCGATTCCGCCCCAGCGCTTCAGCAGATATTTTATCCCTCCGAGCTTAGAGCGGTCAGGTAGGCACCGAAGACTTTTGTCTGCGGTTATCGTGTTGATAATATCTATCGTGTCTGCGCCGCCGCGAGTTGCAATCATGGAAAGCACGCGGGCGTAATTCGAAAACAGCCTGCCACGCACGCACACCCTGAACTTTCTATCTGCGCCAAGAACCGATTTGATTTTAGATTGGTAATCACGATCTGGATGTATCTCCGCATCTTCCAATGGCGTAAATGGCGAAGGCATGAAGAGATTGAAAACGAAGAACAGGCAAAACAGGTTCACGTTTTTTATGTCCTGCAATCCATCCAGGAAATCACCAAAGGCCTTCCAATCTTCGTCGGACTCTCCTGGGAGATCAAGAATAAACCCTGTGAATAGATGGGGACTATTTCCTTGGATCACGGATTTTTCAATAATGAATTTCACGATCTCGCGGAACCTATCATCCGTTAGTGCTTTACCAACGGAGAACCGCAGCTTCTGCGAAATGCCCTCTATGCCTATTTGCATTCCGGTATTGGAGTAGAACTTTTCAATTTCGTTGAATCGAACATCCGGCACAACATCAATCTTTTTACTCCTCTGCAATGCTGTCTTTATATCCTCAAATCGGCTATGACTTGTTTTGTTTGGAGCGAAAAGGGCAACCCGCTTTGACTTTACTTTGGAGAGAGAACTTTCAATCTGCTCAAAACTCACTTCCCGATATTTCTTCATATGGGCAAGTTGACAGAACTTACAGCGGTATTTACATCCTCGTGCAACTTCAATGCGAGCTATGTTGGCTTCGTTTGAGTAGACAAATCCATTTTGAGAAATATCCGCAGTGGCATATTGAATCCGCGCCTCGGTCCCCGTGTAGATAGACGGGTGCGCTTGTCCACGAACAGCAAAGGGGATAACATCCTCGCCATCGCCAACGCATACGGCATGTGCGTACTTCTGGAATATCAGCGGGTTGAACGAATTGAAGCCGCCAACTATTACTCGCGTCTTGGCTTTGGCATGCTTCCCAATTCCCGCCTTATTGCAGAACGCCACAAAATCATAAACGTGCTGCCACCAGAAGACAGAGAACAGAACCACGTCAAACACGCTCGCAGTCTTCTCGGTGACGGGAACAGCGGCAATTCCATTTTTGTAGAGACAGTAAGACAGCCCATAGCAAAGGCTGTTTTGCCCAAAGACCTTGTACCCTATCCTCATTCGTCGATCTCGTAGTTGATGTTCTTCTCGTTTAAAAAATTGACAATCTGATTTTTCCAGCTTACCCAATCATCAGGCGAAAACGTTATGATCTTCACTTTGATTCTGGCATTTTGTATAGCCTTTTCAACATCGGACGAATTTAGAGAAACCTCTTTATCGGCTATTGCGTCCAATTCCGCAGGCGTAAACATTTGGGACAGGTCTATTTCCTCCAATTGAAGCTGAGCTATTTCTTTTCCGTCCCATTCCAACCCGACTTCTCCCGCCCGGTTGTCGGCTACGGCCAACTCACGCGCCGCCTTGTCTTTGTCGAGGTCCAGATCCATCCGCTGGACTACTACAACCTCGTTGCCAGTGGTCTGCACCACAATGGTTTTGGATAGCCCAGCATCGGTCGCCGCCTGTGCCGTTTTGTTGCCGGCTACAATCCGGCCTTTTTTGTCCACAAGAATACTTCTTCCCGCTCCATACTTCCGCAGACTGCTTTCTACCATGGCCAGCCCTCGCGCCGTCCCCCGATTTGCATTGCGAGTGTCTGGCGTCAGGTCTTCGAGCTTGCCGAATTCAGTTTTAGCCATTGGCAACCCTCCATTAATTATCAAACCAAAAAATAAATCTACCATTTCCCAAGTGCTTCAGTATCTCTCCGACGATATGCAAGTCGTTGTGTTCTCCATGCCTCCTCAATATTTCCCAAACCTCGCAATTGATAAGCCATGATGGGTGATGAACATCTCCGCTCTCATCATCGTATTTCCATCTGAGTTCACATGAAATATCCTTCGGCAAGCCCCTAGTCTCAAAAACCGCACACCCGCCCCTAATTCCCGCAAGTCTTCCGAACAAATTGTAATCACGGCTCAAGTTTAACTCGGCAAAAAGACTAAAGCCGTTTCCGAATGGATTATCCTCAATAAAGGCGTGAATATCGGTTCCCATTATTGCACCCTCCGAAACCGCATTATCATGCTATTGCCGTGCATGACTATGCTCTCATAATGCTGAAACCCTCCGGCTTCCATGGCGTTGATGCTTTCGAGCTGCCCTTTGTGGTCCGTGGCGATGGCCACAACCTGCTGAACCATGTCAGTCGATGCGGAAGACCTTTCCGCCGTGGAAACCTCCCCACGGGGCAGGGATTGGGCCGGAACGGGCAAAACAGGGGTAGGTTTGTCCGGTGGTGTAACGGTTTTGGGCGCCGGAGTCCTTTCGGTCCCGTAAAATCTGCTGTGCTTACTCATCTTTTCCTCCAATTTCGCACCCTATCCCGCTGATCCCGGTACGCAAAAGGATCAGGCGGGCGTGCTGGTGCCTCTGTTTTGGTGTTTATTGTGGCCTTTATTGCTTCCGGCTGGGCCGATTTGGCCCGTATTTGTTCGTCGATCGCTTTTAAAACACGGTCGTTTGACAGCTTTTCCGGCAGTCCCAGGTGGTAAGCAGCGGCCAAACAGAGGTTTTCGCCGTCCCGATAGTGGTCAGCACCCCCGGAAATGTAGCGCAAAGTTTTCTTTCCACGCTTGTCTGTCTCTTCCTCGGTGTATTGTTTGGTCACTTGCGCGAGATAATCCTTCCCCACGTCTGCCGGAAGGTGCCAAGCGTCCGATTCCATGTAGCTGCCAACCAGTTCGGACCAGTGTTTCGTATTGCCGTTCATGTGCGGCCCGTTGGCGCTCTGCTTCAGCGGTTCCGCCGTGGCACTGGATGAGCCTTTGTAGGGTTTGATTATGGCAACGTGCTTCGCGAACCAATGCACCTCCCTTTGTCTGTGCCCTCCCTCATCAATCAGCCCAAACGTAATCGGCATGGTGTGATTGGGTCCACGCTTGAAGGGAATCCCGAAGATTCCAGCCCGCAGGCACTCGTAAACGTTCTTTGGGTCTTTGTAACGGATCTCATTCATGTCGCAATGGATGAAATCATGCCTCACCAACCAGCTTTCCATACCCCTGCCGAAGCCCCGGACCACGTAATAGAACCCATCATCCTGAGTATCTATGCCGCAAATGAGGATAACCACGCCAGCAGGTATAGCTGCCCGGTCCCCATACTGGTAGTATGGTTGCGTTTTCCCAAGCAAAAACGTATCAGCGATACGCCCGGTCTTGGGATTGATGAACCTGGCCATGTCCTCATTCTGGTAAATCTCCCACGCTTTCGGATCTCCGGACTGCCGGGCACTAAAAAAAGCAGATAGGCACTGCGCAAATGACCAGCCGGACGGGGTAGAGACCAGCCGATTGAACCAGAAGCACACGGCATCGGTCTTGCCCCGGAGTGAATCTTCCTTGGTTATGCGCCCATCTGTGCTTATTTCCTCGTTGTCGCTGGCCCAAACACCCCCGGCTATCATGTCCCATCGGTCTTGATCCATTATGGTCTGGTGACACCTGGGGCACTCATAACGAGCCGCATTTTCCAACCGGATACGCACGGGATCATGATCGAGATCCCCTTTTGCGTTCGGCATCTCCTTGATATTCTCGTCGGTAAGTTCGTGATACCATTTACAGTGGGGGCACGGCATCCGGTAATGGAGAATCAGCACGCCGCCACGGTTGATTTCAACATGAAGAGGATCGCCTACGCGCTTTGGACTACTCGCAATGGCTAAAATTCCATGATGCCCCGGCATCCCCCGGTATGAATGTTGCCTCCCCCGGGCCTGGGAAGCCATGTCATGATCATATTTAGCATACTCATCCAGCAGAACGAAGTCCGACGAGAAGGTAGAAAGCTCTACATTTGCCGTCTCGCACCGGGCAACGCCTGTACTGAGTATCATTTTGTCGCGCCTAAGATCGTCTTCGCGGCCGCTCCAAAGGTGTTGTAGGTTCGTGCGAATACATCTTTCGTGCCGCTCCTCGAATACGTCCCGCGCTTTATCGTCTGTCTCATAGACAATGAGGGAGTGACCGCCCACCATGTCATTCCACCATGTCCACGGCACATCTATCCCGGCTACGGACTTGCCCACCTGCACCGGTCCGCAGGTGATTATTGTTTTGTATCCCTCGGCAAACGAATCAACTATTGCCCGCTGCCACTCACGCCCCTGGAATGAAAACGCCCCTTGCTCGCCATACCCAGAACCGAGCTTGAAGCGCTTCTCGGCATATTCGGACGGAGGCAAAATCTGCTTGTGGCGAAAAAGATCGGCAGTCCCTTTTGGAAAAGGATGCTTAATAATGGGCTTTGGAATATCAAATACAACTTCCATCATCCGGCCTTTTCAGATTCCGCAACAGCATCGGCCCAAATCTCCATTTCTTCTCTGTCCATTCTTTCCAGTAGTATTTCGGCTTGCTCTGTTTTTTCGAGACCAACAAACCTGTGCGCATTTCTCCGCCTTATCTGCGCGGCGAAGGCATTTCGTGAAGCTGCCCATGATCGCACTTTTTCAACGTGTTCAGCTTTGGGTATAACCTCAGACCGCTTTGCCTCATTGGCCAGTTTCAATTTTTCAATTTCTTCCAAAAGCTTCTTGTCCTTCAACGAATCGGCCTTCTTATACTTCTCGGTCTCGCGCTCCAATAGCCACTGATGCACCCGGTACATATCAAAGGTGCCGTCAGGATTCCTTGGTGCCCCAAGCTTCTCCCAATCGTGAATGCTCTGCCGGGACACATGAAAGAATTCTGCCGTAAGGTTTGCAGGCATCGCCCGAAACTGAAAGCCCGTCAACCCCGCATCGGTCTTCAATATCTTTTCGCCAGACGAAAGCTTGCGGACAAACAGACCGATAGCGGCCTTCTGTACCGCCTCAAGCCCGGCCATCAGCTTGTTAACGTCCCGCTTTTTCTCTTGTGGCTTCGGCATGTTTTTCCTCAATCACCGCAACTATGGTTTTCTGGATCGATGCAATACGCCGGATGAACCGTAGATCAATCAGCTTTTGGTAGGTGCCCACCGGGAGCTTTGCGTATAGCGGCTGTTCCGTCCGCCCCTTGGCAGATTTCGATTTGCCAGATTGCCCCGGCCTGTCAACCATTAACCCATCCTGCATAGAGCCCTCCATGCTTGTGCCAATTTAAACGTAAACCAATACTAATTTTCGAAATTATAGATGGAAATCGAGGCGCGCGCCAC